CCACCCCTCAAAGCGGCGTTAGGTCCGTAGTGCTTCAATTGTCTGCGCCAGTGCATCAACCGTTGCTGGACTACGGTACTTGCCACCGCCGTAGTCAAGAGCCCACGTCAACCGCGCAATTTCCGCAGCCATTGCCGACAGTGCAGCATCCCATCCGGCGCGGTAATTGTCGTACCCCGGATACGCAGCGCCACCGATAAGTTCGGAATCAGTTGCTTCGTCAAACCTGGAGTCACTCACGCCGCAAAAATCCTTGTAAGCTTCGATCACGGGCCTAACATTTGTGTTCATGATTTATCTACTTTCGGCGCAAGGCCGGTTACGTTAGCGCTGTGCGTCAAAATCATGCCGCCTTCAGCCACCTCAAACCTGTCCGGCCTATTGCTGCTGCCTCTCTCTCGCACAATGCGCGGCCCGGACGGCCAGCGCTCAAGTTGCTGCAGCGCCTTTCCTGTCGTGAGTTTTGACAGTCTGCACTGAGCCATGATTTCGCGCATTGTGTGCGCACCGCCTGCGATTGCTCGGAACACCGCCTCGATGTTCTCTGCCTTTTTCTCGGCGCAGTGCGGGCGAAAATAGACGCTTACGGGCGGCTTTTCTGGCTCGTCTTCCCATGGCTCCGCAATGTGCGTGCGGCGGACGCCAACGGGAATGTCGATTGGCCGGTTGAATAGCATGTGGGCCGTAAAGCTGCTCATTTAAGTTTCTCGCTCTCAAAATGGTTAATCGTCATGGTTGATGCATAACTCAGCGTTGTGCGTCTCGTATTCGCCTGGGCAAATCGTAAAAGCGCCGGGGTTTCCTTCGTGCGCCACAGCCAGCACGTCGCCGCGAACCTCCTTCACGATCAGCACTTCGCCGTGGTGTGCAAGATAGCCGGGCGGATGGTGGTCTTCGCCGTCGTCGTAAATTGAGGACAGCAGCCGCACCCGACCGCCGGTTATCATGATTGCGCCTCGATAAACGAATCCGCCTCGTCGTCATTGCACACGCGGTAAGCCGTCCGTCGCGACAGATCACCGGTATCGCTGCGCACCGCCAGCGCCCTGGCGCACGTGTGGCGCAGCTCGCACCATTCGGGCGGGCTGGTTGTTGTTGTGGCTGCTGTGTGCGCTAGGCAGCGGAGTTCGTTGATTGGTAGCATTGTTATGCGCCCTCCAGCCCCTTCAGGAACTCGTCGTCAGGATCAGCCGCAGGCGGTTCAGGCTGGTGAATCTCTCCGGTTTCTGCGTCGATTGCAGCCGGTGGCTTGCCGCGAAGTTTGGCCTTGACTGCCTCGGTGCGGGAGGCCATTGGCAGAAGATCGGCGGTTGGCGTAATGTCCTTCTCGGTGATTCGCTCTACCTCGTCTTGATCGAACACGCCGACAAAGCCGAATGCCAAGCGCGCGCATTGAATCATTGCCTTGTGCCGGAGCATGCGGAGCGGGTGTGATTTCCATGGGGCAACATCGCGCCGGCATTCCTTCATGTATTCGGTTACTCGCGTCGGGTGTGCCCGGTCTTTCCGATAAATCGAACAAGTGCACGACTCCTCGTCCTGCTCGAATTCCATCCCGTCAAATTGCTGATTATTGTTGATGATGCGCGCCCACCCGTCGACACCGATCACCGGGACAATGCCGTTCTGGCGGTCCGGAAATGCATAGATTTCCTTCGTCCATGGGTTCAGCCCGTATTGATCGGCGACGATCAGCAGGGCGGCCATCTGCTCGTTCGACACGTCGCCCTTAAAAGCGGTCGCCTTGAGTGTCGCCATCATCTTAGTGGGCTCAATGTTGAATCTCGACGCCATTTTCACAAGGAGGCTTGGTTGTTGTTGCGTCATTTCATTTGTCATTTGGTTTTCCTTTTTTCTCTCATGGTGCGCTGATATTTGCGGTCACATTGCCTGTGGTAATGCGCCCGCACGTGATGAATAAGGTTTGACGGATCGTCGTAGTTGCAGCAAATCCAGCACTTCAAATAATTCTGGTTTCCAGATGCGCCAATTGCGGCCATGCGGGTATGAAGCAAAAGGTGATATTTCTGGTCTGGACAGATGACCAAGTTTTCATTTCTGTTGTCGGTCTTGTTGCCGTTTGCGTGATGAACAACTGCTCCGGCTGGCAACTTTCCGCCAAACACACGTTCTGCAATTCGCAGGTGTTCGACCATTCGAATCCCGTTTTCCCACCGCCGCAAATAGCCGTGGCGAGAAATTGAGCCGGCACCTTTTTCCCTCGTCACTTTGTTTCCACTTTTAGCAAAAACCTCCTACTACCGGCCGCCTCGGTGGTAAACATATCAATCAGCGTTTTCGGTGCAGACAGCGCATTGGCCACGGCCTCCCAGTCGGTTTTTCTGGTTGGCGCTGCGCTTTTCCACGTGGCTAGCGTCTGACCGTCACATACCAGAGCCTCGGCGTCTTTCATGTACGCCTTAACGGCAATTGCCAGCGCGTCCTCGTCCAGTTTGAGTTCTCCGATCTGTTTCCGCACTCTGCGCAGCGCTTCGACAGCGCCAAGCGTTGCCAGGTTTGCAGCAACGGCCTTTTGTGGCGCGCTGCGCGGATAGAGAAGCTTCACATCGGCATCGCTCACCGGGGCTGGTGGAGTGTCTTTAATGACGTGTGCTGCCCACCATTCCGATGCACTAGCCAGGATCATTTCTTCCAGCTCGACATCACGCTCCAAGTGATAAACGCGCAATTCCTGATTGCCGAAAAGCACCGCCAGATCCGCGTGCTGGCAGCCGGTGAGAATGCGATAAGTCGCAACCTGCACAAGATATGCAGCCGGAACTTCATCCGTGCCGCTCGGCCCCCACTCCTCGGCTTTATATGCCTGAAACGCGCTGGCGGTTTTGGCTTCTAGCAACCGATCGGTGCGAATCTTGCCCATGTGTGAGGCCTTTTTCTGTCCTGCAGGAATCACCAGCCGGTCGACGTGCCCGATGATCGGTGCGGTCGGGTGGCGGAGCATTGGCGTGTAGCGCTCGACGGCTTGCCCTGTTTGGGCGCTGTATTCGCTGGCTACGAACTGCTCGGCGAAGCTTCCAAAGCGCATGGCCAGGCTTGATTCTGAAGGCGCTGCACGGCCTGTTTTCTCGGCCCATACGTCGACCGGGGTGCGGTATGGCGATAGTCCGAGGATTGCCCCGACATCAGAGCCACCAAGTCCAGTCAAGCGCTCGGCGTGAAACGCCGCGAGTTTTTCGGGCGCGTTCACTCGTCAGCCTTTCCGGAGTCGCTGGCAAGCTGGATCATTAGATCGTCAATAGCCAGTCGCAGGTACTCGGCTTCGTACTTCGCAATCGCGTCTTTGCACTGCCAGCAAAGACCTCTCTGAAATGGCCGGTACTTGCCGCACGCCTCGCAGCGATCGCAGCGCTCTGGTTGGTCCGGAATAACTCGCACGCCGGTAGCTGTCATCATCGCGGCGGCCATCAGTGCCACCACGAGGCAAGCACCACCAGCACCGCTAACCCTGCAGCGCTGGCCATTACGACGCGGCGCAGGCTGGCTGCGGCCTCTAGCATTTGAGAAGGGGTGCGCATCACGTCAACGCCAGGATGAGGATAATGTCTACCGCAACCAGAAATGCGGCAGTGACTACAAGGCACAGCGTGCCGCAGCGCGCTTGGCGGTCGGTTATAAATGGCACGTTCGGCCATTTGTCTTGGTTCGCGTACTTCTGTTGCCAGTTGTTCATCTCAATCACCTAAAAAAATTATTTCCTGTCACCGCAGCCGTAGCCGTAGCCGGAGCCGTAGCCGTAGCCGTAGCCGTCGCCGTAGCCGGAGCCGTCGCCGTAGCCGTCGCCGTAGCCGTCGCCGTAGCCGGAGCCGTAGCCGTAGCCGTCGCCGTAGCCGGAGCCGTCGCCGTAGCCGTAGCCGTCGCCGTAGCCGTCGCCGTCGCCGGAGCCGGAGCCGTAGCCGGAGCCGTCGCCGGAGCCGTAGCCGGAGCCGTAGCCGTAGCCGTCGCCGTAGCCGTCGTTGACTACTTCTTCCATACCGGCACGGCTGCGATAGACGCGATGGCCGCCTCTGTGGCAGGGATAATTTCGATGGCTTCGGTCAGCAGCACCTCGGCAACCGGGGCCGGGAATTTACAGTTGCCTGGCTTGCTGGTTCCTTCGTTTGCCAACTGCGACAGTGTTGCAGCGCCGTCCCAATACCAGATGCGGCGGGCGTCCGTTAGCAATACCTCCTTGCCGCTGCGCTCCTTGACGGTGCCGAGAAACACTCCCGCGCTGCATGTGCGGACTATGCAAGTTTTTCCGATCATTTCACTTCCTCCTTAGTTAAAATTCGTCCCGGTTACGCTCTCCGGGAAGCTCAAAAGTTCGGCTTGTGGCCTCGGGCTTCGCTGTCGATTTTTGCCGTCTTTCCGGCTGCCATCTGGTTCCCGATCTTCACTTCCACCCCTGCGGGGAGTCGAGTGCTGCCGGTCGAGTCCAGAAACGCTCTTTTGAGTTAGAGAAGCTCAACGTCATCGATGGAAACGCAAACCGATCCGCGCTCGAGCCTGACGACAACCATTCCAGAAAGCTGGCCGGTGCAAACTTCCGTAACGCGGCCCTTGTAACCGTTGCACTTAACTTGTTGTCCGACTTGCATCTCGTTCCCCTTCGTTATTGTGTTGCGATGAGTTCATTATCAGGTTGCTGATAAACAATGTCAACAGGAATCTGTTAGATATCACGAAATTTTTTTTGCGGCTGAAGGTTGCTGAAAGTCAGCCGACCGGGTTGCTGTTGACATGTGCTATCAGGTTTCTGTTAGAATGCGGCATGGACTGGAAAAACATCATCGAAGAGATTCAAGCCGCTGGCTTCTCCCAGACGGAGATCGCCGACTACGTGGGCAAATCGCAAGCATGGGTGAGCGCGATAGCGCAGGGAAAAGTGGCTGATGTCCGCTATTCGGACGGCTCGAAGCTGCTTTCAATGCGCGCAATGCCCCCAGCACGCCACGCGGCATAATGCCTCGCTCACTCTCCCCCCTCCCGCTGCGGCTTCTACCCCTTGGCCGTAGCGGGCTTTCGCACCCGGCCCGCCTAATTGGCGGTGCCGGTATTTTTTTGGGCTGACGGACGGAGGCTGGAAATGACAGTGCTGCGCCTACCATACCCAATCAGCAGCAATCGCTACTGGCGGCATTCAGGCGCTATCACGCACGTGTCAAGCGAGGCGAAAGCCTACAAGCGAGTCGTGGCCCTGGTAGCGAAATATGCCGGCCTCGAGCCGCTTTTCGGTGTAGTTGCGGTCGACATCACGTTTCACCCGAAAACCACAAAATCAGGCGCAACAAGCAAGCAGCGCCTTGATCTCGACAACGTAATCAAGGTGACGCTAGACGCGCTCCAGGGGGTGGCTTATCACAACGATAGTCAAGTGAACTACCTCACCGCAGAAGTCGGCCCAGCGATTGATGGTGGCGGTCTGTCGGTGCAGGTGCGGTCGGTAATGGACAGTTTCAACTAACAACAAAGAGGGTGGCGTAGTGGCAAATCAATGGTTACGACTTTATGCTGAGTTCGCTCACGATCCAAAAGTGCAGATGTTGTCCGAGGTCGACCAGCGTCGCTACATCATGCTTTTGTGCTTTCGCTGTAACGGAGATGTAACGTTACACGAAACGGCGATAGCGTTTCAATTGCGCATTTCGGACGAAGAATGGGCAGAAACGCGCGCTCGTTTAATACAGCGCAAACTCATCACAAAAGACAACAAGCCAACCGCCTGGGACAAGCGGCAATACGTCTCAGATTCAAGCGCAGAGCGGGTCCGCAGGCATCGCGAAAAGCTGCGTAACGCTGATGTAACGTTACAGAAACGGCCATGTAACGCTGTAGACACAGATACAGATACAGATACAGATACAGAAAAGACAAAAACAACACGCGCTCCGCGCTTCGATGCGCGTGCGCATCTGTCTTCGTTGGGTGTCCCCGATCAAATTGCTATCGACTGGATAGCACACCGTCGCGCTAAACGCGCAACGCCAACACGGACTGCTATAGACAGGATCGCCATAGAGGCCGAAGCCGCTGGCCTTAGCTTGGGAGACGCTCTCGGCATGTGTTGCGAACGCGGTTGGATGGGCTTCAAGGCTTATTGGCTTTTGGATCAACACCCCGCCGGACAACGACGACAAACGGTTACGGAAACACGCACGGAAACGGTAGCAACGCTTACAGGGAGGATTCGACATGCAAACCAACTCGAAGAACGTGACGTCTCTCCAGGACTATTGCGACTCGCGAAGTAGCGGCGCTGCGGTTCGATACGATCCACGGCCAGAGCTTCGCACGGACTGGGTGGAGCGCATATTCGCTGTGCTTGCTGCTGGATTCGGTTCGCAGTTTGCTGACAAGTGGGCAGGCGTTGACGCTGACGAGAAAAAGGCATTGTGGGCGCGCAAGCTGGCCGGATTTTTTGATCAGCCTGAAGCGATCAGGGAAGCGCTCGATAAGGCTGTCGAACTCAAGTACCCGCCAAACCTGGGGGAGTTCTATTCGCTTTGTCAGAGCAGATATCAGATCAGGCCAGCTGTTCGCGATCTCCCTAAGTCGTTTGCAGATCTGCCAGCAGCAAAGCGCAAGACAGCTGACGAGTCGCTACAGGAGATCAACGCGCTTGTGCGGAAAATGAAGATGGGAGGCGAGGCATGAGTGAGCGGCACGAATGCGCAAAAGAGCTGTTCGAAGAGCGCGCCGCTATCTTCGAATTCTACGCTGGATATCCGCGCGCAGAAGCCGAGCGCCTGGCACGGCTTGAGGTTGCGGAGTGGTTGAAGGCGCATCCGATTGAGAAGGGTGAGTCATGATAGTGTTCCACGCACGTTCCACGGCCCATAGGATCGACGAACGCAGTAGGGTTGATACCTACACGCCAATGCGACAAAACAAACGCAGCAGAAGCCCGTGGAACCATTTTAATGTTTCACGGGGGCTGGCATGATCTGGGCACGCGGTGAATCAATGTCGCGGGTGTCTGGGCCTTGGATCGTAGCGAAGGTGACGGTGTGCGGCGTGGATCGCTACGAACTGCGGCACACGGCAAGGCCGGGATACGTCGCAGCATTCGCATCATTCGACTCGGCAAAGCGGGAAGCGGAGCGGCTGCAGCTTGGCTTGGGTAGCCTGACGGCTGGAGGTGTGTGATGGACTTCTCCGATCATGCGACACAACAGGAGGAGTTAATGCGAGAGCTAGCACTCAAGCGCGCTACCACAGCGCCAACTCGCTAGAGGACATCGCCAGCGATTCGAACCTGACGCGGCAACAATTAAGACGCGGACTAGGCATCTTGCGCGCATCGTTGAGGATCGAGGAACGTGCCGTTCCTGGGCACGCCGGGAAGGGGGGCCGGTATCGCTAGCGCCGGATTACTTAAGACGAATTAGAAAAGAGGACAACTGAACGAGTTTTTTCATTTGAGTAGTACGCGACCTGGAAGTCGCGATTCCCTATCCTTATAGACCTGC